CTCAACTTAACGTCAAACCACCATCAAGTTATGGAAAATAAATAGGAGAAAACAAAAATGGCAAACGTAGTACCTTATTCATTCGCACAAGAATTGTTAAAAGGCTCACACGATTTCATAAATGACACTATTAAATTAGCGTTGTACAGTGCAGGGTCAGGAGCACCTTATACTGTAAGCAGCACAATTTATGAAAGTAGTGTATCTAACCAAGTTAGTGGAACTGGATATACAACTGGTGGAAATACTTTAGGAAGTCCTGTTGTTGCTAACCAAACAAATGTTGCAACTTTGACTTTTGCACAAACGCAATGGACATCAGCAACTTTTGGTGCAGCTTATGGAGTTATATACAATGATACGGATGGCGATAAGTTAGTAGTTGTTTTAGATTTTGGTGGAACAAAATCTTGTTCAAACGGAACATTTACAATTACGTTCCCGAGCACAAGTTCAAGTGGACCTGGTGCAGCTGGAACAAATTCGCTTATTAGTATAAGTTCGTAATAGGAGAATAAAATGGCTTTGGTTATAAATGACAGAGTAAAAGAAAACAGTACAACAACTGGAACAGGTGATATTACACTTGCAGGAGTTCCGGCTGGTCAAGGTAATGTAACTTTTAATAGTGGTATCGGAACAGGTAACACAACTTACTATTGTATATTTGAACAAGGCACAAATACGTTTGAAATAGGTTTAGGAACTTTATCAGGTTCTACGACCCTGGAGAGAACAACAGTTATAAACAACTCTTCAGGTAATACATCTAAAATAAGTTTTACAGGCGGAACACTAGATGTATTTGGTACAATGCCTGCAAGTAAAACGGTTTACTTAGATTCGTCAGGTAACCCAGTAGGAGCAGCGTCAGCTGGCTTTGCATTAGCAATGGCTGTGGCGTTATAAATAGGAAAAAAATATGGCACAAGATTTTAGAAACGCACTATTTAGAGAAATTGGAACATCAGACCAAGCTTTGTTAGCAGGTGGTAATTACGATGCAGTTATTGGTATTAGATGTTGTAATATTTTAACATCAACAATTAAAGTAGATGTTAAGATTGCTAAAGGAGGAGCTGATTACTTTTTAGCAAAAGGAGTAGTTATCCCACCAAACTCTGCAATTGAATTAATTCAGGGTGGAGCAAAAATTGTTTTAGATAGTACAAACACGTTAGAGGCAGTTTCAGATACAGCGTCAAGTTTAGATGTAACTGTTTCTTACATCGACACAATTAGTTCGTAGGAGGAATTATGACGGCAGTAGTAAATGGAATCCAATATATCGGAGGGCAAACCTCTCCTGATGAATTTATAAAAAATCAAGCGCAAACCATTGATGGTACGCAAACAATAGAAAGTGCAGTTTTAGCTGGACCTATCACTATTCCTGCAACTATAACAGTAACGGGGACATTGGTAATAGTTTAATGAG